GTTGTTAGGTACTGGTATCCCAAACATAGCAAGTGGGGACTGGAGCGCACTACGGGCGGTCTTAATTAGTGCCTTCTCTGGTGGCCTGGTTGCAGCAGGAAAAGCCCTAAGAGAGAAGATTGCCAGCGGCGACTATAACAACCTCGTGCATAGGTTGCCATTGTGAAAGAAATTGTATCTATTGTGGTTGGAGTATCTCCTGAACGTGGGCCAGACTATCAGAAGTTCAAGAATGATCCCTGGATTGGTGGACTTTGCGAGTATGAGGTTGGAGGAGAAAAACATTATGGATACTGTACTGGATACCGAGACAAGTTGAAGCTACCCGTTGTCCCCTTTAGTGGGGCGGTTTATCTTCCCCCCTACGTAGAGATTGATGGAGAATTACAACTAAGCCCTAACAGGGTTTTATTTTTGGAGGAAGAATGAGCAAAGAAGTCGTATACAAAACACCTCTCCCCGAACAGGGGAGTTTTCATGACTGGTCACAAAGATTCCAAGACCGCCAGGAAGTAGTCAACCAGCCATATCAGAATGTAGAATATGACTTCTTCGCCCCTATCGTTATCAACCTGATAGCAGACGGCCACATCGGACACCCTGCTACCGACTACAAGAGGCTTGAACAAGAGGCCGATGAAATTGTGCAGACTCCCAATTCTTTCGTTTTTCTTCTCGGGGACATGATCAATAATATGAACTGGAATCCAGGACAGATGGAGGAGATGGAGCAGACCCCAGAACAGATTGAGTATTTCAGATCCTACATGGACTACCTAGCCAGCTACCAGAAACTACTTCTTGTGGTACGTGGCGATCACGATGGTTGGTTGTTAAAATCAGGCTTTGATATGCTTGCTGAAGCCTCGGAAAGATACGGCGCACACGCAACTGCTGGAGTCACTCAGGTGAAAGCTAATGTGGGAGCGCAAGAGTATAAGGTGGGAGTAGCGCACCAGCTACCAGGCCACTCAATGTATAACAAAACACATCCCCAGGTTAGAGCAGAGAGGTTTGGAGGACTCAGGGGAGCAGATGTTATTGCAAGCGCACACAATCACGGCAAGGGATACTCTACCGACTGGCAGCAGAACTTTGACGGAACTCACCAGACACACTACGTAGCACTAGGAGCCTACAAACCCACCGACGGATGGTTGGCCAAGAAGGGATTCAAGATGCAAGATCCAGAACAGATGTACGGTGCTGCCGTACGACTAGACCGAGACTCAGACCACATCGTATACTATGACGATATATTGACCGCCAACAAAGAACACAGGGAGTAATATGATAGAGAAAACCATAGCCAGAATAGAAGGAATAATGGTAGAGAAGTCAGAAGATAAGGGTGATGTAATATGGGATCTCAAGGGTGGGGTAGATGATGTTAGAGCTATTATGGAAATATTAAACAAAGAAGTTAGTAAATACGAGGAGTCATTATGAATACAATCAACTTGGGAGAATACAAGGAAGATGATTTTGATAGCCGTGAGGAAATGTTGGAACAGATAGAAAAAGATGCTATTGAACAAATGGAGGCCAAATGAATAAAGAAAAACACATACTAGACTATGAGCGAAATGGACAAGAGATCCCTTTTGAAGCGTGGGAGGTTTACACCGCCGATGCAGAAGAATCACAAAGAGCTATGCAAGACTTCCTAGCCCACCAGGAGCGAGGAGAACAAACAGAGCGATTCTGGGGGGAATGGTGCAGCCTCATGAGTCTTACAGGGACAGAGCCAGAGGTCTATCAACAGATGATGATGGACTGTCTCGTCATGGAAGAAGAGAACCCCGTTTCAGTTGACACATCTAGGATAATAATGGAGTTATACTTAGGTAGATCCTTAACATCCACCAATGATCTGAAAGTAACCTGTAGTTAATTGGCGAGTAATACAGTCTAACCATCTCTATATGCTTAGACCCAACGCTGCGAAGAGTGGTTCTCTTGACTTAGACTTCATTGGTGGAATTTAGGGATTGACAGGTGAGTGAGAATTTGGGATAAATAGTTAGACATAAATTGGAACAAAAGATCGTTTTTTGGAGTGGGTTGGGTTGTTCCAGCCCTTGTCGCCCCCTCCGAAGAGCGATTTTTTTGTACATTAAAGTTAAAGATTTAAGAATTGGAATCTGCGAATCGGAGTAATTGCCGAGGGAACCTGAATTAACAGATTAAATTAGACACCCAGTTGTTTACTGTAAACCTGTTGCTAGCCAGGAGTTACGTTAGAATATGGGATAGCTTCCCAAAAGGTAGCGAAATAGAACAACAACCAAACAGCATGAGCGGTGGGGCTGATGAGTTTACAGGTTCCGACTCTTAAATATTTAACAAATAGAAAATTACTTGGAGAAGTGGCGGAATAGGTAGACGCAAGCCATAGTCTAAAGGTTGGAAAGTGCTGGATTAGACTCTAAGCCCTCCATGCAAGGTGACTATACGAGTTGCAATCAATGGGAGCGCGATAACGTCAAACACCTCGTTGGGAGTCTCGGCAAATCCTTGCCTTCTCCAAATAGTATTTTAACAAGTTAATAGTTGACAGGACGAGTAGCCAAAGATAAAGGCCATAAGGCCACAAGCCGTTGCGTACTGAGTTTGTGGTTATGAAGCGGGGTGACTGAACGCAGGGTAAACTCGTTGTTGGTATCAAACCCAACCTCGTCCTGTCAGAGATTAACTAATAAGGAATAAATGGAAAACAAGTGTAAATATTGCGGTGAACGATTCAAGCACTCACAAGACTGCCCCAAGCTTGGGTTTGATATGTTTCTATCTCTAAGAGATACCAAGACAAAAGCAGGACACCCGTGTGGTGTTCTTTTTTATTTATGACAAAAACAAACGAATACTGGTCTGAATTTCCACTAGCACCAACCTACTTAGTTTCTTCTCTTGGAGAGGTGTTCAACACTAAGACAAACAAGTTTCTTAATGGTTCTAAAAACGACGGTGGTTATTTAATCACTGGTTTCAGCTCTGGGTTGGGCAGTACTATAACCAAGTCAATACATCGGGTGGTTGCTTTAACTTACTTACCCAATCCAAACAATCTTCCTACAATAGACCACATAGACATGAACAAGCAAAATAATTCTGTTGATAATTTGAGGTGGTGTTCCTATTCTTTAAACAACTGGTATCGTAAAAAACAAAAGAACAACATGAGTGGTTATCGGGGTTTGACGTTTCACAAAAGAGACAAAACATGGAGAGCAAAGCTGGTCAAAGACAAAAAGATAGTCTTTTCTTATGAATCAAGGTCTCTCAAGGAATCACAAAAAGCATATGTTAATTTTATTAGAGGTTTCTACCCAGACGAGTTGGTACAAAATACTTTGCGCTAAGTCGCCTGGTGAGGGAAACCTTGACAATCTAAACTGAAAGAATATTGGAGCTGAAACAGACTCGTTTGATGGTTAGTGGGGCTGTGTCGGTTATGCGGCATAGCCGAGGACGTTTCTTTTCCTTAGGGGCTTTTCTTTTCTTTCTTCTATATCTTGTTTCGTGTTGTTCTTGATCTTCTTTCGTTTTCTTTAAACAGTTACAATTAACACCACCATGCCAACTCTCGAAAACCTAGAAGCCCAACTCCAAATCCTCCGTAACGAGTACAAACTAGCGAAAGTTAGTGACCGTAGACTAATTGAGCAACGAGCTAAATTACTAGAGTGGGCTATTGAAAAACAAAATGCGTGAGTTTGTACTCTATTCAAGAAAAGACAGTATGAAGCGGGGCCAGGTTAGGGGTGTGGCTGCACAGTCAAACAAAAAGAGGGTCTACAAGATACCCCAAGGATTCTGTCAAGAGTGTGGTACACAAGTGCCTTTTGTGGCTCTTTCCCCCAAGTATGTTAAGAAAATCGACGACGATGTTTTAGTTTGTGATGTGTGTAGGAATTGCGTATTGCATCCTACGTTGTAGACTGGTATAGTATGAGTATGAATAAACAAAAAGAACTCCCAACCAAACAAAGAGGATTCAACACCGAAGAGGTATACAACATGTATCAGACTCTAGGTTCTATGTCTAAAGTTGCCAACCACTTCAAGTGTAATCCAAGCTCTATTAAATATCACGTAGATCGCTACGAGAGACAACAGGAGGACAAATGAACATTAAAGATCAAGACTTCATCATTAAAGACTTCTGCCGCCGAACTAGAGCCATCCTAACACCCGAGAACTACATACTAGCCACCGATGAACTGTTTGAAACCTTAGCAACACTAAACGAGGAGGCAGAATGAGCGCAACATACTGTTTTATTTGCGAAACAAACTACGACATGGACAACGAGCCAGAGCATAACGAAATGTGCAAAGAGAACGAAGCAAACAAGGAAGCCGCAGACATTGTTATGCTAATCAGAGACGCGGTCGGAGAACTAGATCAATGGTCCGCCCACAACGACGATAAATACAATAGCGAAGTCGGACAGATATTAACAATACTACACAAGATGGAGGCGAAATGAACTACTTCAACACCGACGAAACAGGCGACAAGGTCTACCAGGAAACCCAAGAGGATTTAACCGAGAAAGCCAAAAAAGAATTCATGCTCGACAAGGAAGAATTAGCAACAAACTACAACTAACATGGATAACGAAAAAGACATAGTTGAATCACTAAACGAAGCCCACGAGGTCAACGAGAAAGAGGTTCGGGGGGAATACACCGACGCTACCTACACTCTTTCAATCATTAATGGCAACCCTGGCCTCGTGATTCGGGCAGACCACACCAGGGAGCTTGAGAACAGAATGAAGAAAGCTCTACCCATTTTTAAGAAGCTCAAGGGGGCGATGCAAGAGGGGAAGAAACAAACACAAAACTTCGACAGCGCACAAGGTGACAATCCTGAATGCCCCTACCACAATACTCAAATGAAGAAGGTCACGGGAACCTACAAAAACGACACACAGTATTCCAAAGCTGGTGACACCTACTCATTCTGGAGTTGTGGAACCAAACTAGACAACGGCGAATGGTGTAACTACAAGCCAGGAAAAGGTAAGTAACGCTTACCTCTTCCAAAGGGTAGTTGAGTTAGTTTCAACGCTTTACTCGACTACTCCTTGGAGGAATTAAACGAAAGGAACAGCCATGAGACCACACTACAAAGAACTCTTTGAAAAAGAGAAGAAGATGCGCAACACATATCTCATCATCATTCTCTTCTTACTACTCTTTATCCTCATTGTCATAACCAGCGTTCCCCTTCCGTTGATCTCCCCACTCCCCAAAGCATACGTTAGAGCTTATGAGACTGTCCTAGAAGTGGAGAAGGAAGTAGACCTCCCCCCATGTGAGGGTGAGAAGTGTGAAATCATGGATTACATTGTCGAGACTTTTGAAGGTGATGCACTAGATGCGTTCAACGTCCTCAAGTGTGAGAATGGTCATCTCAACCCCACAGCCACAAACTACAACAGAAATGGAACCTGGGACACAGGAGTCTTTCAAATCAACCAAGCACACGGCTACTCCCTAGAACAGATGCAAGACCCCCACCAAAACATTGATGCAGCCTTCAAGATTTTCGAGAGAGCAGGACGCAAGTGGACAGCCTGGACCTGTTCACACAGAGTATTTCAAAAGAATTATTTAGGACAATGAATAAAGACTTAACCATAATCGGCGCAGCAATTTGGATCGCAATAATAATCTATTTAATCAGGTGGATTACATGAGAAAAGGACAAGAACTATTCAACTTCCTAGAGTGGTTAAGAACAAAGAAGGGTAGGGAATCAACCGAGAGTCACAGAATGGCCGATCCATACAACATCCCAGATTATCAATGGGAAGAGCTAAAGAAAGAATATGACGAGAAAAATAACCACTAAAGGTGCAAGAAGAAAACTCGACGAACTCCAGCGCGAGTTTGTCCTCAAGAGAGACAATAATACCTGCCAGTGGTGCAAGGCAGACTTAACAAACAAAAAAGGTGATGTAAGCCACGTAGTACCCAAAGCACAAGGGCTGGCGTTCAGATACAACCTCAACAACGTGAAACTGCTCTGCTTTAGATGCCACCGCATCAAATGGCATGCAGAGAGTGGGGGGAGACAGTGGTTCGATAACAAATTTCCCAAGAGAGCCAAAGAGATCCAAAAGATATACAAACGCAAAGACATCATCAAATTACCTAGAGACTACGAGATTATTGCAGAGTTCTTAAAAGACCAACATGATCGCTACTGATCGCTATTGTTGACTAGGTGACACACTATGTTATACTATACAACAATTATATGTTAGCTATTGACCACTATGGAACTACTTTCATTAAAGCAGGTGGCAGAAGAATTAAAAGTCAGTGTTGTTACTGTAAGGCGCTATATAGCATCAGGTAAACTCAAAGCAACCAAGATCGGCAAAGAGTATCGGGTTAAGAACGAGGATCTTAGAAGCCTGTTGAGTACCGACAACGAAACCCCCAAAGAAAAGAAGAGGGTTGGTTCCATTAAACACAACCCCAGCTACAACTTCACAACCACCGAAACCCTCCAGGAAATCTCATCCAGCATTGCCGAGATTGCCGAGATTGAAGATTTCATCAAGATCAGAGATCCCCACCTCCTACCTATTTGTGAGGATTTAAGAGCCAAGGGTGTTAATAGTGTGAATGGTTTCATCAAACTACTGATTGAGGAAGAGTACAAACAAACCCGAGCCGCCCACAAGAAGATGAACCAAGAGCTATTAAGCGGAAGAATGGCTGTGTTCCTACCTCTCCCCCCAAATGTAGTCAGATCAATAGACTCAACAATCCCCGAGGGTATGTGCTTTAGCACCGAACCCAAACAACCCAAACACGAGCAGCACTTAAGGGCTGAGAAGCTAACTATAGAGAACATCTCGGATGTTTGTGGAAAACTGGTTGGTTGTACCTCCATAGCTTTAGACGGACAGAGGATGAACGGCAAACTCTTGGTTAGATCAAACATAGCGGCCTGCATCCCCGTACTCTCACCCAACCTTAAAACCATTTTCTTTCATAGAATCCCCCACATTCCCAAAGGTCAGAGTTTTAATGTTGTAGACATTTCCGCTTACGGTTTTGAAATCATACACGTATGAACCCACTAACAATTCTGTTGGTTCTCACAATCCTCACCAACTTTGTCCTCATGACAAGGGGGGTGCTTAAAGCAGATGTGGGAATGACACTTACTGCCCTTGCATCACTAATCTTGGTTGGGTTTGTAGATCCACACGAATCACTGACGGCCCTACAACACGGCTTCGCTGAGTTTGCAAACATCGCCGTACTATTCACCGCCATTGCTGTCCCGTCTCATATGCTGGCTCGTAGTGATGCTTTGGATAAGGTGGGTATGTGGCTAGGAGAGAAGATTGGTAGAGCAGCTAGAGGAAGATCAAAACTAGAGAAGACCCTACACACCAACATAGACCACGTATTCTTGGTGGTAGCAGCCTCCATGTTTATGACTTGGTTCTTTGCGGGAACACTCCACAACACCACCTCTATTCTTATCTCCGCTGCGATTGTGACTGTTTTGTGTAAGTCTTATAAAGTACCACCCGTACCTGTTCTAGCTGGAGCCTTGGTAGCTTCTAACCTGGGGGGGTTTAGTACCCGCTGGGGTGACACACCAAACATCATTGAGGCGCAAACCTGGGGATTAACTCACTCCCAATTCTTCACCCAGATATTATGGGTTAATCTTGGATTGGTTTTGATTCTCACCACCCTAATCACCTTCATTGTTAAAAGAACTATGGGGAAGAGAAAAGATAAGGCACTAGACAGAGCCTCTATTGCTTACTCTATGGTGGAGTTTAGGTCAAGGAAGCGCAATACAATAATTGACAAGAGGCTTGCAGGGTTTGGCCTGCTGGGTCTGATTATAGGAGTGGGTGGGTCGCTCTTCTTTCCCTCTTACGAGTTGGTTCTAGCATCGCTGGGAATCATTGTGAGTGTGTTTGGAGATTACGCCGAGCATAGGAGTAAAGCACTATTCGCTCTAGGCATGGAAACATACGCCACACTTATCTCAATCTTTGTCCTAGCTCAAGTAATGGCCAACTCCTCAATCGGGGTGGGTACACAACTAGCAACCCTACTTGAAGCAAGTAACGCCGCTATTCCAGTGATTGTGTTAATTAGCTACTTTGGAACACTCCTAACAGAAGCTGCAAGTTGGGCCACAGCTGCTTCTCCAATCGTCCACAACATATCTCAATCAACTGTATCCGCCTGGGCTCTAGGATCTGGAATCTGTGCTGGTAGTTCGTCACTCATCACCGCGGCAACCGCTGGTGTAATCCTACTTAACGAGACTAAAGATAACGACCCCGAGGATCGTATAACCTTTGGTAGGTTCATGCCCTACGGTATAGGAATCTCTGCTGGTATCATGTTGCCATATTATATATTTGTCCTTTCCCTGGGTGATTACTTTGGGACATGGAAATAGGAGGAAGAATGCCTAGTAAAGAAGTTCACATCCACATCCACATCCACATGGATCACCCACCCAAACCAAAGAAGAAGCCCAAAAAGAAAGAGGAGTTAAATGTTCCACAAACATAAGTGGATAGAGATAGCTAGAACATACTCACCGTCTATTTTTGAAAGACGTTTAAACAAAGTCAAAATAGATGTGCTTACTGACGAACTGTCTCATGGTGTAACAGAGATATTGTGGGAATGTGCGAAGTGCCAGGAAACAAAAAAAGAATCACTACTAGGTAAGGAGTTAAATGGAAGATAGGCAGTGTCGATAAACGTCGTTAAACGTCGATAACAATTCAGACTGGCCTTGGGTGGTAAGCCGAGCTTGGCAAGGAGAGGAAAGAGGCTGTAAGTTGCAACACCATCCTTGCCCCAAGGTCAATTTGAGAGGTTAATAAGTAATTGGAGGAAGAATGAAACCAGACACAATCCAACAACTATACCTAGAACTTCTCGCAGCCTGGGGTGAACATCCTCTAGACGAAGAAGCAGTCAAAGAAGCACTACATGACTGGACTAAGTTAATAGTAAGAAATACAAAAAAGCTGATAGAGGAAGAATGACAACACCAATTAAATGCTTCAAGTGTGGAAAAACAATCGGGTATATACCAAGAATACAAACCTTTGATGCTTGGTGTGAAAAATGTTGGGAGGAAGAATGAACGAAGATGATCTGCCAATAATCAAAGACGAGGATCTAATACCAATAAGTGAGTATTTGGAGGGAGTAGAGGAAGATGCCAAAGACTAAAGGATTAACACTAAAGCAAAGTAAGTTTCTCAAGAAATACTTCGAGACAGGTAATGGAACAGAAGCGGCACTTTATGCCTATGATACGGACGATATTGGATCAGCAGCCCAAATAGCATACGAGAACCTGATAAAACTAGATAGCCACGTGAAAACATTAATGGAAAAGAAGGGTTTGAGTCTCGGAAGGTTGGTGGATGTGTTAGATGATGGGTTGGAAGCAAACAGAGTGATAAGCGCAGTGAACACAGGCAAACAAGCATCAGGAGCAACATCAGACTTCATAGAGGTTCCAGATCACGCAGTGAGACACAAGTTTCTAGAGACGGCAGGTAAGTGGTTGGGTGTGCAAAAAGAAGCAGATGTTAATATACAGGTAAACGTAAAGCAGATATTAGGAGGCAAGACTGTACGAAGCAACGACGGCGACACACAAATTGTTGAAGCTGAACAAGAGGATTAGAGGAGTTAGTGGGGGAACATCTGCAAGCAAGACCATCTCGATCCTACTGTGGTTGATAGATTACGCACAGAGTGTTGATGGAAAGATAATGAGTGTGGTTAGTGAATCCTTCCCCCATCTTAAACGGGGAGCAATCCGAGACTTCATGGACATCTTGGAAGAGCATGGTTATTTCAAACGAAACTCCTGGAACAAAACAGACTACATATACACCTTCGAGACTGGATCAAAGATTGAGTTCTTCTCGGCCGACCAGCCTGGGAAGGTTAGAGGACCACGTAGGGATATCCTTTTCATAAACGAAGCCAACAACATCCCGTATGAGACATACACCCAATTAGAGGTCAGAACAAAAGACCTGATTTGGTTAGACTGGAACCCCGTGTCAGAGTTTTGGTGGTACACCGAGGTGGAGCCTGTTATGGATGTGGACTTCATCACCCTGACCTACAAAGACAACGAAGCACTAGACAAGAACATCGTTGAGGCGATTGAGTCTCGAAGGATGAATAAGAACTGGTGGGCCGTGTATGGTATGGGACAGCTGGGTGAAGTTGAAGGAAAGATATACACCAACTGGAAAGCTATCGACGAGATACCTCACGAGGCACGACTGGAGAGATACGGCATGGACTTTGGGTACAGTAACGATCCCGCTTCGGTAGTTGCGATATATAGATATGACGGCGGCTTCATCATTGATGAGATCCTCTATCGAAAGGGAATGAGCAACAAACAACTCGCCGACTACATGAAGAACCTGGACTACGCCCTAATCATTGCCGATAGTGCCGAGCCTAAGAGTATCGACGAGATCAAGAGCTACGGCCTCCCCATGATGCCGTGTAGGAAGGGTAAGGACTCAATAGCCCACGGAATCCAATTCGTACAAGATCAAAGGATATCAGTAACTAAAAAGAGTGTGAATATTTGGAAGGAGTACCGCAACTTCCTGTGGATGGTGGATAGGGATGGGAAGATCCTCAATACCCCCGAATCGGGTTATGATCACCACATGGACTCCATACGCTATGCAATCAACAACCTGGGTAATGTAGCCTCTAGACCGCGTAAGCAGCCATCCCGCAAACTGTTATATGGACAACTCCGATAAAAGGTGTTAATCTTTTTGTACACACGGAACAGTCGTAAACCTAGGAGTTTATGGCTAATAAAGGCAAAGCAAAGACCAATGAGTCTTTAGCAAAAGAGGTAGTTAGAAAGTTCACCCACTCGATGACCTGGCGAGAACCCTTCAAACAAAAATGGGACAGGTTCTATAAAATGTATCGTTCGCACATGACAGAGACAGCCTACCCATGGCAGTCTAAACTGTGGGTTCCGTACTCTTTCTCTACTGTCGAGACGCTTGTTCCCCGTATGGTTTCCAACCAACCCCAGATAGACATACTCCCCCGTGAACCCAACGACATTGAATACGCCAAGATCCAATCACAACTAATCGACTTCCAATGGGAAAAGATGGGCATGAACGAAATGATGCCCGAGGTTGCAAAGGGAATGGCAATGTATGGAACCTCAATCTTGAAGGTGTATTGGGACAGACAAGAACGAAAAACAATGAGTAAGGTATTAGTAGATGAGTTAAACCCCGAGTTGGGACACATTGAAGAGGAAGTGGAAGAGGTTTTTGCGGACAACCCAGCGGTCGAAAATGTAGACTTAATAGATTTCTTTTGGGACCCCCGAGGTATTGATATTGAATCTTGTCGCTGGGTTGCCCACAGGATGTACCGCACACAGAAGCACCTAGAGGAGCAACAGAAACGAGGCATATACAAGAACGTCAAGCTGGTTAAAGGAACAGGTCTTTCGTATGAGGACGACCAGAAATCAATGAGACGTGGTGTGTTGGGTGTAGCTATCCCCGACGACGTAACCGACCCAGGAAAGAAAGAGGACTTAATTGAGCTTATTGAGTATTGGGAAGACGACCGTGTTGTTACGGTAGCCAACCGATCCATCATCATCCGTGAAGAGGACAACCCCTATAAACACGGCAAGAAGCCCTTTGTGAGAATCGTAGACCAAGCCGTTCAACACGAGTTCCTTGGTATCGGAGAGCTTGAGCCCATCGAATCCCTACAGTACGAACTCAACGACCGACGTAATCAGAGAATGGACAACGTGACACTCGCATTAAACCGAGGATGGTTGGTTGAAGAGGGATCTGGTGTAGATGAGGACGAGCTAGTCTCAGAACCAGGATTTGTAGTACACGCCCACGACAAAGACAAGGTTGAGCAAATGACCACCCCCGACGTGACAGCCTCCTCCTACCAGGAAGAGACACTTATCAAAGCCGACATACAACAGGCCACAGGAGTCTCAGACTTCACCCGAGGTGTGGGATCTGACGCTCTAGCCAACGATACGGCTACAGGTATCTCACTCATCCAAGAGGCAGGTAACGCCCGCTTCCGTCTAAAGATCAAGAACCTTGAAATGGGTATCCAAAAGATCGGCCAGATGATGGTGTCTCTCAACGAGCAATTCATCAACGATGAGCAAGTCATTCGAATCATGGGTGACGCAGGAGCCGAGTGGGTGACTGTTAGACCCGACGACATGAGAGGCAATCTCGACGTTAAAGTGGCCGCTGGTTCAACCCTCCCATCTAACGAGGCAGTCAACCGTAAACAAACAATGGAAGCCTTCCAGATATTCGCAGGTGATCCAGAGATCAACCAAACCGAGCTTAAACGTATGGTACTTAAAACCATTCTCCCCGACGGTGACACCGACAAGCTATTAGGACAGCAAGCTAACCAAGGAATTGCCCCAGAGGGGATTCAACCAACACAACCTGGTCCACAGGCGGCAATCCCAGATGGCCAGCTTGATCAAGAAGGTATTTTAAGGAGTACGCTTGCAAACGCAGAAACAATATAGAGACGCTAAACAAGAGAAAATTACACAAGCTCAGCTAGTCTTTGAACTGGCGGAGCATGATGGATATAAATTAGTTATGAGTGACTTGGAGAAGATCACCGACAATGCCTATACGAGCATCGTCGAATCCCAAACCCACGAAGAGTTCATCGCAAGGAAGAACCTGTGGATCGGTTTAACTCAACTCGGCAGAATTGTTGACAAGTATGTCAGCAAAGGTAAAGCAGCCGAGCGCACATTAAAGAAATAAGCGTATGGGTTGTTCAAGTGGGGGTAGCTACTAAAAATTTGGCTGTTCCGTCAAATCATCCCCACTTGATCAGCCCATACATAGCAAAGGAGAATTATGTCGGATTCAACAACCGATAAACCCGCCTCCAACGAACTTCAAAAGTTGGAACAAGCGGTAGAGGCTGATCAAACAGAATCTACCGATGCTAGCCCTCAAGAAACTTCCGAGCCAACGGCATTCGAAAAGTTGGCAGAGAAGAAGGGATTCAAAGACGCAGACGATATGGCACGTGCCTACGAGAATGTAGAAGGTATGTCCACTCGTCTATCCCAAGAGGTCAAAGGACTATCTGAGGAGATAAGGAAAGTAGCTACCCCTCAAGCAGATGATCCTCTCGCCAACGCTTCACCTGAGCAGCAAGAAGCTCTAAAAATGCTTAGGTCTGTCGTTGACGATGTGGTCGATAAAAAGATCCAACCTCTAAGAGAAGATACCCAGGTCAGAAAGGCCAGGGAGGAGATTGAGTCAGTTAAGTCAGAATTACACGGGATTTCTGACTACGAGATTCAAGACGCTGTAGCTATGGTTAAGAACAACCCAAGTTTGTCCTTGTCCGATGCAGCTAAAGTAGTCTCTTACGGGAGAGTCACAACAAATTCTGTAGTTCAGCAGGGCAAAGCTGAAAAGTCTCAAGCAAAGAATAGAGCCTTTGTAGAGACAGCAAAGACCTCCAAGTCTGATGGCAGCGTGGACTATTCAAAGCTAACCCTAGAGGAGCTTGAAAACATCCTTCCATCGTCAGGGGATTTTATAGATTCCAAGGGGACTTTGCGAAAAGGATAATAATTATAACGGAGTAAAATGGCTCTAACTACAACAGGGACACTGTCCTCAGTTGTTAAAGCTTACTATGACCGCCGCTTTCTTATGAGAGCAGAGGCCAACTTTGTCTACAAACAATTAGGTAGACAGGGAGTAATCCCCAAAGGGGAAGGTAATACTGTCGTCTGGAATCGTTACACGAATCCAACCGCCAAGATCACCGCTTTAACTGAGGGTACAGACCCCACACCCGCAGGACTCAGCGCAACGCTAGTGTCTGCAACGATCGCTCAATATGGTAACTTCGAACAGATCACCGATGTTCTTAGCTTAACCTCTATCGACAACTCAATTGCATCCGCAGTTGATCTTCTCGCTTACGAGGCAGCTATCAGTATCGACACTGTCGTTCGTGACGTTATTGATGGAACTACTTCTATCCTCTACGCCTCTGGTGTAGCAAATAGAACTTCCCTCATTGCAACCGATATTGTAACCGTAACCGACGTTCGTAAGGTTGTTAGAGAATTGAAAAGCAACAACGCCAAGCCTCAAGCCAAGTCTGGTTCCTTCATGGCCGTAATCCACCCCGATGTGGAATATGACCTTCAAGGTGACTCAGCATGGACTGATGCCCACACCTACACAGACTCAGGTCTAAAGGGTGTGTATAACGGTGAAGTTGGTAAACTTTATGGTGTGAGATTCCTCAACACCACTCAAGCTCCAGTACTGACCAATTCTGGTTCAGCTGGTGTCGAAGTTTATCAATCATTGTTCTTCGGTGAAGAAGCCTTCGGTGTATCCGAGCTTCAAAACCTAAGCACTTTTGTTGATAGCCCCTCGCCCCGTTCGGCCCTTCGCCTTTACAGCGATGTCGGATGGAAAGCAGGATTCGCTACTTCAATCCTCAACGACGCATTCATGTACAGCCTCGAATCTGGTGCAACCCAGTAACAACACTTAAAAACTTACTTTTTACGCCCCCTTGTAATGAGGGGGTGTTTTTTGTGTGGAATGTTGTGTGGGATTGTGTTATATAAATGATATGAGAGAGTGTTGTATTTGCAGAGAGACAAAAGAACTGGACGAGTTTCATCGTGATAAAACCAAACCAGGCGGAAGGGATTATCGGTGTAGGTTGTGTGACAACAAGAGAGGAAGGTTGAACAGAAACAAAGAATACGAAAAGAAATGGAAGGAAAACAATAGAGACAAGGTTAAACTTTATAGTAAGAGGTGGCAGGAGAAAAACAAGAAAAAAGTTAAAGTATATGAAAAGTTCAATCAACTAATAAGGTCTGGCAAGATTAAGAAGGGACCTTGTGTTGTTTGTGGGGTTAATGAGATAAGGGTGGAAGCTCACCACGAAGACTACACCAAACCGTTTGAAGTAGTGTGGTTGTGTACTAAACACCACTCAAATTTAAGAATTAAAAGGAGATAGTTGTGATTGTTCCCCAAAACACAGACGTGCTTATCAAGCCGTTGAAACGTAAGAAAGAGAAAACCAACTCAGGTATCTACCTAGCGGGTGGTCAAGAGATGCAAGAAGAGAGCTTGAGGTTTGGTGAGATTGTTCATCCTGGAGAGAGCGAGTTCAAGAAGGGTGACAAGGTTATCTACTCGGCATACTCGGGGGCATGGATTACCGATGATGACGGTGAATATCAGTTACTTAATGTCTTTGACATTAGAGGCTTAGAGAAGTGAACCTGCACCATTTTGAGCAGCAGTTAAAGAAGATCAACCCAGAGTTAAGAGTGAGACAGAGGTATTTTGGTGGCGTGGCTGGTGTGTTTTTCAGGAATGATTTCCTGGTGACGATATCCAAGGGTGACATCCCCTTGAACACCATGAGTTACATCTACAAGAGGGGTGATAGGTATAGTGAGAAGATCAGGAAACGAGGTAGATCCGACACAGCTATGATCCTTATGAAGCGTGGTTTTATGAACCGTATCCAATCGGTCAAGTTAAAATATGGGTTGTTATGAGTGATTGTGTTGTTTGGGAGAAGCTACATGATGTTGAGGATGATGCGATCTACCAATGCACCCACTGTCTCAGGCTACTTCATGTTTACTATGAGCAGCAGGGTAACTCCCTTTTTTCATACAGGAGAGACATAAATGATTAGTTGCATCATTAGCACATACAACCGAGCCTCCGAGTTCCTACCTAGGGCCATAGAGTCGGTGATGAACCAGACCCACAAAGAGTGGGAGTTGATTATTGTTGACGACTGCTCGACTGACGACACGGAAGAGGTGGTTAAGAAGTATTTCAGGAAGATCAAGGGCAAGAACGGACGAAAGAGAACCGTCTATATCAAACTGGATCACAATAGTGGGTCGGACACGAAGCCCAAGAACATGGGAACCAGGGCGGCGGTGGGTAAGTATCTGTACTACCTAGACGACGACGTTCAACTCAGGCGGCACACCTTCAAGACCATGATGGATAATATCGGCGACAACGACGTTGTTTATGGTGATATGTGGATCATGCCCCAAAACCAACCAGGAGTAGCCCACGACTTCGACAGACAGCTACTCATGCTCAAGAACTACATTGACACATCCTCGGCCCTAGTAAAGAAACAGGCAGTATTCGATGTGGGTGGGTGGGATGAGACTCTACCCAAGTTCGTGGATTGGAACCTGTGGGTGCGTATGGCCAAGGCGGGGAAGTCTTTCAAACGTGTTCACGAGCTAACCTTCAACTACACCCTTCACAAGAACAGTAAGTCTATGCTGGTTGAGACTGATGTGTACGAACATCCTAAACTAGGTACTCTGTTCTATCCGACGTTCTCTCCCGCTGGTTGTTACATCAAGGTTCCGTATCTAACAGACCTATTCGATCCCAAGGTAGCCATCTTCACCCTTCACTACGACAGGCCCAAATACTCCAAAGACTCCTACACGGAGATGGCGGCAACGTCTGGATACCCTTTCGACTGGTACTGTGCCGATAATGGTGGAAAAGACACCACAGGGAGGTTGTTGAAAAGTAAGGCACGATTGTGGAAAAGATATGGAAAGAATGTGGGAATCACCAAATCAAGTAACGACATGATCCAATTCATCCTCAACGACAAGGAACACGACATCATCATTAAGATCGACAACGATGTGGAGTTTCAAACCTACGACTGGTTGAAGGACATTGTGGATATGTGGAAGCGAAACAACATGATCTATATATCTCCATACGTCGAAGGGTTGTATCACAATCCTGGTGGATCGGTTCGTGTGGGTAACGGAATGGTCGGGGATGAGTATGTGGAGGTCACAAACCACGTCGGAGGCATATTTGCAGCCGTATCTGCTAAAGCCTATGAATCATTCCGATGGGAAGATGATCACCTGCACGGCAACCAAGATTTAGAGGCATCCCATGCGTTCCGCCTCAAGGGGTATATGCCCTGTTACTACCCAAAGCACCGTATTTGCCACCGTGACAGCACACTAGGACAACAAGAGAAGCATAAAAGGTACTTCAAAAGGCGGGTTCATGAAAAAAAAGTATAAGGCTTATCAATTTCATGTCGATTATGACGATGGTTTGTATATCAACGGTGATTTTGAAATATGTGGGGAGATTGTGACATTTTGGCTAGGACAGGTTGGTGGGGAAAGAAAACGAAATTTTACATCAATTCGTGTACCAGGACTAAATATAAAAGACAAAAATGAAAAGACTACAAAAGGGTAACATCAACACAGAGGAGTGGTGGAGTGACCGCTACGCAAGGGACGACTACGACCTTGAATTTGATGATGTGAAGTTTGCCAATATAGCCAACATGATCGAAAACGAAACCAAGGTTATAGAGTTGGGGTGTGGTGTGGGTGTGCTTTTGAAGGTTTTGAGTATGAAGCGACCTGGATGTAAGTTGATGGGTGTGGACTTCTCAGCACAGGCTGTGGAGACTGTTAGAGATATGGGCATACCCGCAATGGTTGGCGACATAACTAAAACAACAGGGTTTCACGATTATGATTATGTTATCTGTAGCGAAACTCTGGAACACATAGACGATCCCGACAGCGTGGTTAAGACAATGGCTGGTGTTCTTAAAAAGGGAGGCAAAGCAATACTGACAACCCCCTACAAAGATCACATACCAAGCAGCGACCATGTGTGGGAGTTTGATTACAAAGACATTTTAATGATGTTTATGAAGCACTTTGAACATTGTTGGGTGTATCCATGGGGATCTGGTAGGTGTGTTAGGGGATCGGATGGAAATATAAAATACGGGTCTGGTAACTGGGACACAATAATGGCTGTTGCCATTAAGGGATAAAGTAAATACAATGGAGTCATGAAGTTCCAACCATATTATGTTAAATCTCTTAATAAAAAGAAATACAAACAGAAGAGTTATAGGGCAAAAATTAAATGTCCCATCTGTAAAGAAAAACGGTGGGTAGATAAATACGCATTTAAGAAAATGAAAACCAAACAGTGTGGTTCATGCACTGCCAGATTGTTGCTTGAAAAACACAGAAAGGAAAACGAAAGGGGTCCTGGATGGAGGGGTGGGAGATCAAAAACCAAGCAGGGATATATAAGGATTTGGATAGAAAAGGAAGATGAATATATTGAAATGGCTGGTAGAGACGGTCGGGCGTTGGAACACAGGTTGGTTATGGCTAAACATGTGGGAAGATTGTTGAAAAGGAACGAAATTATTCACCACAAGGACGGAAATAGGGCAAACAATAAAATAGAAAATTTAGAATTATTAACTCGTAAAAACCACCAAGGGATAATGACTTGCCCTCATTGTCAAAAAGAGTTTTTAATAAAATAATCATGGGAGTAGGTATCAAATGAACATAATAGTAACGGGGTCTGATGGATTTATAGGTGGTCACTTGTGTGAACGTCTAAACAAGGAGGGACACCACGTCCTTTCCTTAGATAAGAAGTCTGGTTGTGATCTAGCAAGTGATCCTTACCTTTCAAGGAAGATCGGCCTATTCAACCCAGATATCATTCACCACCTGGCGGCCACGTGTTCGACCAGCAACAGCCTAGTCAATCCAAGTGTGGACTTTAGAGACAACGTGATCTCGGCCTTCAACTTGATTGAAGGGAATCGAACCAGGAACATCCCTGTGATACTTACGTCAACTTGCAAGGTAGAACCAGGCGACGACGGAGCTAAGACACCATACGGACTGACTAAGAGAATGGCAGAGGAGATCGTTGAGGAGTACGCAGCCAGCTACGGGCTTAAATACATCATCAACAGACCAGGGACGATCTACGGACCAGGACAGCAGGGATCACCCGAGTCTGGGTGGTTGGGGTGGTTCATGCAAGCCAAGAAGGAAGATAAGGAAGTAACCATATTTGGAGACGGAGAGCAGGTACGTGATCCCTTGTATGTTGACGATTATGTTGACCTTTTACTTGACCAAACGAAACGGTTCGAACTGTATCAAGGTAGAACATACAAGGTCGGTGGAGAAGAGGCTGTAAGTCTGTTAGAGACTGTAGGTCTCCTCGACTTAAAACACAAGTTTGGAGAGAAGCGTAAGGGTGATGCAATGGTCTATGTTTCGGATAATAAGGATATTTCTAGGGTGGGAGGTTGGAAACCAAAGACTAAACTAAAAGACGGTATTAAACTAACAATGGAGGCTTTATGAAAGTAGCGGTACTTGGTGGTTCGGGATTTATTGGAAGGTATGTGGTGGAGGAATTGCAAAGTCGAGACATAGAACCTCTCATTTTCGACAGGCAGTACGGAGAGAGACACCTACCAGAAGGAAAGCACGACTACTTCATAGGGGACATTAAAGACGCTGAGCAGGTGAATTACGTGGTTAAAGAGAGCGACGGTGTGATTAACCTGGCTGGGATTCTAGGAACAGCCGAGACTGTCAACAACCCCATCCCATCAATAGACGTGAACATCTATGGAGCGATCAACGTGTTCAACGCTTGCAGGGCTCACAACAAGAAAGCCGTTCAGATTACGGTAGGGAATCACTTCATGAACAACAGCTACGCCATAACCAAATCAACCACCGAACGATTCGCCCTGATGTATAACAAAGAGAACGGGACAGACATATCTATCGTCAGAGCCTTGAACGCCTACGGACCACGACAACACCACAAGCCAATTCGCAAGGTGATACCTAACTTCGTTCTAAGAGCCCTAAACAACATCCCTATTGAGGTGTATGGTGACGGCCTACAGGTCATGGACATGATTTTTGTTGGGGACGTGGCCGAGATTCTAGTCGATGCTTTAGTGGACGATCATAGGGTAACAGAGACAGTATTCGAAGCGGGTACGGGTCGAAAGACCACGATCTTAGAGATAGCCAACATGGTCAATGCAATCACGGGAAGCACAGGAGGGATCAAACACCTTCCTATGCGTCAGGGTGAACCCAAGAGATCAATCGTGATCGGGGAGCCTCTCACTCTCGAGCCTTTGGGGTGGTTGGTAAATGATATGGTTAAATTAGAGGACGGCCTACAAAAGACAGTTCAATGGTATGAGGAAAGCAAAATACAGCTTTAGTGTCATCACAAGTACCTACAACCAACTCGATCAATTGAAACGGTTGCGAGAACACTTAAACAACCAGGAATTCACCGATTATGACAGGATCGTTGCCGACGATGGATCAAATGATGGGACAGACAAGTGGGTTAAGAAGAACACCGACAAGTACGTATTCCAACACGACTTTGGGTACAGGTTGACTAAGATACTCAACAAGGCAGCCACAGAAGCAGAGGGTGAATACTTAGTGTGGATTATGGGGGATAGCTACCCACAAGACGACTTTCTTCACATGGTAGACAGTCATATATCACCCAACACCCTAGCCTCTGGTATTCGTATCAACATAGATAAAAAGGGAAAGTATCACTCCCACGACTGGAGGATCGCAAACATCAAAGACAAACTAACAGAGGAGTCTTTGTTGGTTTCTGGAGATAATGCGTACAGCTCTATGACTCTTAACTCCATGATCATGCCCACCAAAATGTTTAATGAGATGGGTGGCATACACTCAGGTTATGATGAGGGGTATGGGAAGATGGATTGGGACATGGCGGCCTGGGCTCAATACAACGGTTATGATCTCAAAGTGTTCCCCAAGGCCATCATCTACCACGACCACCACAAAGAGAGAAAAGACACCGACAACAATACAAAGTTATTCCTAGAGAGATTGGAGGGATTTCGTGAGGTATCTGACAGCAATACTTAGAGACGATTTGAAATTCGCATTCACAGCAAGACAGCCGACGTATTTTGTGAGAGTCTTGTGGGCACTGGTTAGATACAGAAAAAATACGGTGTTTTGGAAAACGAGGATTGTTACAAAATATAGGAGTACCAGGCTGGACAAAGGCACTGCTTTTTATGTATCTTTCGATGGATTGCCCAAATTAACAGACCATATCAATGGAGATTTTGAATGAAGATAGCACTTGAAGGAATAAGATCATAATGATACTATGACTTCATGCCCTACACCAACCCAGAAGATGCCAAGAAACAAAGCAGAAGATATTACCTCAAAAACAAGGATGAGATACTTCGTAAAACAAGAGAGTACACCAAGAAAAATCCACGTATTAGGAAAAAATGTTGGACTAAATATAATCGAAAGCAGTCAACTAAATTAGCAAAGATAAAATGGTGGGAACAAAAATCATTTGACGGAAACGCAACAATTGTTGGTGGTTCTTGTGAAATGTGTGGTACAAAAGAAAGTTTAGTCATACACCACAAAGACGGTTGTAATGGGAAAAAAGGCAAGGATCTCAACAACCACCCAGACAACTTGGTTATATTATGTAGATCTTGCCATCCCAGAGTCCACAATAGACACTGGTTGAAGGGGGTGGTTTCTCTATGAAGTCAAGAAAGATGCGAATATCGCTTGACTATGACTGATGATCTATCAGCAATGAGTCACCGCTTTGATCTGGAGAAAACCATGCGGGACAGATACCCCAACTTCAAGGTCACATACTTTACTATCCCCTGGGACATCCGATTTAACATCGACAATAAACAGGGAACGCCAGTTACAGAATATCCAGACTTTTGTGACCATGTTAAACAGGCGGTAGACGACGGGTGGATGGAGATAGCCCTACATGGGCTAACTCACGCACCCCAAGAGTTCCTATCCCTGACTTACGATGAGGCCAAAAAGCGAGCCATGATTGGTCTAAAGTTGTTTGAGAACAAGGGGATCAAGACCAACGGACTATTCAAGGCCCCATTCTGGCTACTCAATGAGAACGCCAAGAAGGGAGTCGAAAGCCTTGGTTTGAAGGTGGTAGAGGACGGCTACTATAACTGGAACCTGAAAGACAAGATGCCTAAGAAAAAGAAGTTGTTGGCACATGGCCACATAGCCGACGGCAACGGGGTGGACAACGGCATGGACGAGACGTTGTTAAATCTATTCAAAGTACCAGAGAACGCCGAGTGGGTGTTTTTAAGCGAGGAGTTATGAACATAGCAGGATTCACAAACAACACGGGGAGCGCACAGTGGCGACTCCAGGGGCCAGCCAACTACATCAACGCACGAACCAAGAATCAATACTTCGTAGCATCATCTAATTACTGGAACGAGGAAGCGTGGATGCCTGAGATAGATTTGGTGGTAGCCCAGATGTGGAGGAATCCCAAGGGTGTGGACTTCGCACACTCTAAAGGGGTTCCCGTTGTATTTGATGCCGACGACATCATCTTGGGATTGGGAAACGACAGAGAAGAGTTGATGGATCTAAACGAGAAGCACAAGAAACAGACAATAGAAACCTATGAGAAGGTAGATGTTATTACAGTAACAACTGAGGCTCTAGCCGAGCATTATAGGCAATATAATGACAATGTGGTGGTGCTTCCCAACTACATGGACTATATGTGGTGGGGTGAACCCCTCAAGATCAAGAACCACGGCCAACTACGCATAGGGTGGATGGGGTCTAAGTCTCATAAAGCCGACCTGGAGTTTATCGCCCCCGTGATGAAGCGGGTCATGAAAGAGTTCGACTTTGTTAAATTTATATTTTGTGGATTTGGAGGTAAAAGTGGAATATATGGAAAAGATATATTTAAAGACATCCCCCCTGCAAAGAGGGAATACTATCCAGGGGTCAATCTGGAGTACTGGCCTTATAAGTCTAAAACTCTTGGTCTGGATATCGGAATTGCTCCTCTTGTCGATGATGGTTTCAATGCTGGTAAGTCTGCTATTAAATACTATGAATACTCGGCGAATGGAGTACCAGGAGTCTACTCAGACACCATCGTCTACCGAGACACCGTCAAGCATGGAGTGACAGGATTCTTAGCAAAGACACCAGACGACTGGTATAAATACCTAGAGAAATTAATCGTTGATACACAGGTCAGAAAGATCATAAGAAGAGACGCTTTCCAGGATGTTTTCGACAACTACAACCTAGAGGATCATTACAAGAAATGGGTTTCATTATATGAGCGAACCTGTCGCGACTCCAAACACTGAACCAGAGCTAATAGTTGACGTTAAAGAGAAGAGTGCCACCGACGAGGGGGCTATTCTTGATGAGGGACTGGACATAGCAGGATACAGAGCCACCCACGATTCACCCTTTGCCGCCGACTACTTCGGCCTAAAGCATATGTACAAGACCAACCCCGAGATAGCTCAACAAGTAGACACGGTCACGGAGTACCTAATCAAAGAGACGGAGGGGGAGAGTATTGTGTTTGCAGCCAAGAGCCTACTCGACCAAATATCCGACGAGATGAACCTACAAGACAAGGACACAGGGCTTTACAGGATTAAAAAGGTACTAGGAATGATTAACGCTAAACAAAAAATGAAAGCCTTGGAAACCTTACGTGGTGCGGTGCTTGAAGATATTGAAAAGATGGTGTAGTCTTAATGTGACGGAACCCTCTTGTTCCTATGACTTCATGGACTGACACAACCCAACAAACAACTTCCTGGACTACTGTAGATCCAGAGGACGGATCAACACGGACATTTACCCTATCAGAGGGTAGCCCTATGGGTCTTGGTCTTGTTTTGACCTACGCAGAGAATCAAACAATCTCTACCTCGAGTGGTGTGGCATGGGTTGATGATGAAGATGTACGGACGGCTTGGACTGAACCCACAGACGACTCAACCACCAGGACATACACCCTACAGGCAGGAAACCCCATGGGATTACTTTTAGGAATAACTTATGCCGACACCGTGACAGTTACAGAGACAAGCGGTGTGGCGTGGACAGAATTAGATCAAACAATAACTAGTTGGACGGAGGAATAAATGGCAGATACAGCTATAGCAGTAACAGCGGGCTCGGGTACAAATGTTGACACTCGAACCGAGGGTACAAACGGGAATCACAGACAAGTAATTGTCTTGGGAGATCCAGCAACTAACGCAGGGGTAGCCCCTGTAGATAGTTCTAATGGTCTTTCAGTAACCCTCACAACCGCAGTACCCGCAGGAACCAACAATATCGGAGATGTTGATGTGGCCTCGATTGCCGCAGGAACCAATGTTGTAGGCAAGATGAGATTAGTGACCGCCACAGGGGATGAGATCACAGAGGACACCGACGACTCAATGCAAGTAACTATTGTTGCAGATGATGTGGGAATCGGTGGAGGTACTCAATACGCTACCAACTCAGTAGCAGCAGACCCCTCAACAGGAACCGCAACCATTATGGAACGTGACGATGCTCTATCGTCTCTTACACCAGTCGAAGGTGATTGGGTTAGGATGCGTGGAACCGCCGAAGGAGCCCTTTGGACTCAAGACTTCAACTCTGATGCCCTTCTAAGTGACACCAACGACATCGCCGCCGACACAGGAACGATCGCCAGCGACACCACCTCAATAGATGCCGATACAACCACTATCGCCGCAGACACCACATCCATCGACGCTGACACCACAACAATCGCAAGTGATACTACCTCGATTGATGGGAAGATCACCGCCTGTAATACGGGTGCGGTCGTGTTGACCACAGGAACAGCAAGTATTGGAAAGCTCGCAGCCAATTCGGGAGTAGACATTGGAGATGTAGACATCCTTTCAATCGCCGCAGGTGACAACAACATTGGAAACGTAGACATCGCCTCCGCCCTCCCAGCAGGCACGAACGCCATAGGTAAGTTGGCCGCCAACACGGGGGTTGATATTGGTGACGTAGATGTAACAAGCCTGGCCAACGGAGCCATCAATGGTCCAGCAGAGCCAACCATCGACTCGTTCACTCAAGTGGCTATCAACCTAGACGCAGGAGCCAATCAAGTCTTAGTATCTAGTGCCGCCAGTAAGCAGGTTTGGGTGTACTCAGTAGCCTATACCTGCTCGGTAGCGGGTACGGTTTCATTCCAAGACGAGGATGATACCGCCATTACAGGCATAATGGATCACGCTGCTAACTCAGGAATGGGTGTAGGAGCCTCAGGCAACTTTGCCATGCCGATCTGGAAACTAGACACAGACAAAGATTTAGAAGTAGATGTAACAGACGCCGCCCTAGACGGGTGGATCAGTTACGCAATCGTAAGTGTATAAATATGGCAACACGCTCGCAGATTACCACCTGGTTTCAAGATCACAGGGATCAAGTGATCACTTTCGTTAAGAACAATAAGGATGGTCCTAACTTTAGGCAGATTAAACGCCTTGAGGATCGGACTGATGCCCAAGTTCATGTTTACGGTGGGCCTCTTGGACACGGTTGGAGTGTGTTGGTTAAAGCAACCGAGGGTGAGGATGTGTATAACCGCATTGTTCACTTTGGGCCAGAAGATAGACCAGACGATTCTGGGTGGGTTTTGTACCAAGACGATTTACCTAACCAGGGAGACTAATGGCTTATACAACAGCAAGATCAGTAACGATTGATAATACCAAGGTTTCAGGATCGGGTGATCTTACAAACTTCCCTATGCTTTTCTCGGGTACTTACGATGGCACTGATGGGGAGCCTGATCTGAGAATCACTGGCTCGGGTGGTGATATTCAAAACGAGGACACCTCGGGCGGAGCTTCGGCGGGTGCGTCTGTACCTGCTGACTTTATCTTCTCATCTACTGACAACTTAGATGGCTCGGGAATACTTGATTTTGAGATTGTGTATTGGGCTAAGACTACAGGCCAGATCGTAGCCTATGTGGAGATCCCAACGCTCGATTTTAATGATGATACGGTGATCTACATTATCTACAACGACTCTGGAGTGACAACTACCCAAGAGGATGTAGCGGGTACTTGGATAGCAGCTTACAAGGGTGTTTGGCATCTAGCAGAATACTCTGATGCTTCTGGAGCGGTGACTAGATATGACTCCACAACAAACGGTAATGACTTAACCGACAACAACACCACCGCAAGCGGAACGGGTAAGATTTTCAGGGGAGCAGACTTTGTGGCAGCCAACTCCGAGTTCCTTTCAAAGACAGACACCGCCTCACTTTCGATAACTGGTGATCTTTCGATCATCTTTTGGCAGGCTTTAGACATCCTACCTTCAACAGTAGGAGATCAAGTTGTCCCTGTTTCTAAGTATCTAGCAGCTAATCCCAAATTCGAGCATCGTGTTCGTATGCTTAATACCGACAAGTTTAGACACTGGTTCGCTAGTGATGCTACCGATGGTGTTCCCGCAGCGTGGGCAACCTCTGATGCTGTTGTTTTCACAGGCGGAGATGAGGGTACGTTCTTCCACTTCGCATTCTCATTGGATGTATCAGGCCAAGCATACGTTCTTTATAAAAACGGATCTTCTATAGCAAGTGCGGGTGGAACCTTTGGGGGTACGCCAACAGCGATAGGAGACGGAACCGCCTCTTTCGTTCTGGGTGCGAGTGATGAGGGGGCAGCAAACTTTATTGACGGCATCCTGGAAGAAGTCAGGCTTTACTCTGGAATCATTGATGCTGATTGGGTAGCTACAGAGTATGAGAATCAAAACTCACCTTCAACCTTCTATGCAGTCGAATCAGGAGGAGCAGCCACAGCACTACAAGACGTAATAGGATCAGGAATTATTCCCTTCGAAAGGTAAACATGACTTTAGATGAAATGCTAACAGACTTAAATAAACGAATCGGATCAACCCCCGAGGTTCCCAATGTGAACATGACCACCTGGATCAATCAGGCTCAGAGAGGCTTTTGTGCAGAGCATGACTTCGATTGGTTGGAGAAGAAAGTAACCACCTCGACTGTAGCCGACCAGGAGGACTACACCCTACCAACTGATTTCAAGAATATAGTAGAGGTACAGATTGACGGATCTACCGCCAAGCCCACACCATACCGCTACACCTCACACGAGATGAGGGTACTCGAAAGTAATACAAACAAAACCTTCTCTATATTTAACGGTGTGATGAAGATGCACCCCGCACCCACAAGCACAGGGCTTAACAACCTCGAGATGTGGTATATCAAGAAGCCTGTTGATTTAAGCGCAGGGAGTGACTCACCAAGTGACGATTCAAAAGCGTCCATGCCTGAGGAGTTCCACGAAGCTCTGGTTATCTATGCTTTCTCGGTCTACAACACCTATGATGAGGAACATGACGAAGCCCGAGCCTTGATGGGAAGCCAGAGATCGAATATGCCAGGGACTTACCACTACATTGTTAATCTGGCTATCCGTGACAGCGAGAAGAGGAAAAGAGGACAACGAACCAAGATCATTCAGAACAAACGCCTTTTTGGGTACGTCCATCCAAACAGAACAACATCATCAACTACAGTATTGGGTAACTAATGAGTCGAAACTTTGTCAACTACGTCAACCAATCATACTCGGGTGGTCAGAACGATACTGACGAACCCGCCCAGCTTCGTGAGAATCAGGGAACGGTTGTTAAAAACGCCTACATTCACCAGCTCGGAGCTTTAGAGAAACGAGCGGGTAGTGAGGTAACTGGTGACGATACTGGCAACACGGCAATCACAGGACAAACATCGTGGACATCCCCAGGAGGGACAACCTACTTTCTAAGGTCTACAGGCACAGAGCTGCAATTCCTATCAGGATCTAATTGGACAGCAATGGACGACGGGTTTACGACGGGATTAAAGACAGAGTTTGTGGCAGCAGCGGGTAAGCTATACATCTACAACGGGACAGATAATACACACTCATGGGATGGAACCACAACCGCCCTAAACTCAGGCTTAGTGGACATGGGTTCTGGCGTTCCAACGGGTAAGTATGCGGTCTACTGGAAAGACTACATGCTTGTATTCGGTGACGCTTTGTTCGAAGAGAACACCTACAAGGGACGCACCTACATCTCAGACCTGGGAGATCCCGACACCTACACCACCGCCACCCAATGGTTTGATGTAGCCAAGAACGACGGTCAGGAGGATCGGGGGATATTCGCACACGCTGACTTCCTAGCTATCGGTAAAGAGAAAACCATCCACCTCATTACAGGCAACAATCCAGACGAGTGGGTGCTTTCGTCCTCATCTAACAACCAACGCATCCTAGAGAATAGTATCGGCCTTGCTTCCCATAGATCACTAACCCAAGTTGGATCAGATGTGTGGTACATGGGATCTGACGGCCTTATTAGATCAATCGTAAAGAATGAGCGTGGTGGAACGCCGTTATCGGGTATTGTTTGTGGTCACATCCTAACTACCCTGTCAGGACTAAACGACGGCAAATTGAGCGAAGTTGCAGCCATCACATTTAACGGAAGAGTCTATTTTGCTATGCCAGACGGCAGCAGCACATTCAACGATCTGGTCATGGTAGCTGAAACTAGAAACCGATTAGAGGACGTGGATAATCCACACCCCTGGGTTGAGTACACCAATTGGCAACCCGCCGTGTGGTCTGCCTACACACCCTCTACCACCCCACAACTTTACTATGGAAACGGATCGGCCGACTCGATAACCGTCCAGGTTGAGACAGGAAGTGCTGACGCTGAGATGGTTGGAACCTTGGCCAACTCTGGGAAGATAGATTTCGATTATCAGGGGCCAATGATCGACTTCAAACAACCAGCCATGCACAAGACCAGCCGATTCCTTATCGTGTCAGGTGAGAGTGGGGGAAACTACAACATAGAGGTTTCAACCAGCTTAGATGGTAATACATTCTTAAAACATGGGGATCTAAGCCTGAACGCTGGGGATCTATGGAATACAGGGGTCTGGGACACGGCCACCTGGGGATATGCCACCACAATCGAGGAGAAGTTCGCACTTGGTCGAGCTTCGAAACAGATCATGGTTAGACAGAGAAACAACGCAGCCAACCAAGACGTAAAAATTAACCCTTTCACAATCGCTATCAAGCCGAAGAAAATTAAATAGGAGGATTCATGGGACTTATAACTAGACCTAACACTTACACAGCGGGGAACACAATCGACCCCGATGAGAACACAGGAAACGAGACAACCCTTTACACGCTAGTAAACGGGAATATCGACAACGACAACATCAACGCAAGTGCAGCTATCGCTTACTCAAAGCTCAATCTTTCACTAAGCGTGACGGATACTGACGTTTCAAACACAGCAGACATCAAGCTGGGAGCCATTGAGATAGTCATAGACGGGGCGGGAGGAGCAATACAAACAGGAATCAAGGGAGATTTGGAGATTCCTTTCAACTGCTCGATTGTCTCAGCCACAGCACTAGCAGATCAGACAGGCGACATTGTAGTAGATGTTTGGAGTGACACCTACGCCAACTATCCCGCAACCAATGCGGACTCAATCACAGCAGCAGCACCAATCACTATCTCTAGTGCCGCCAAGTCACAGGACACCACTCTCTCAGGATGGACGGTAGCAATCACCGCAGGGGATGTTTTGAGATTCAATGTTGACTCTGCCGCCACCATAACAAGATGTACAATTAGTCTTAAAATCAGGAAAACATAATGGCGATACAATTCGACGTAGCCTCATCTGGGTTCGTAAACTCAAACACCACACTAACCTACTCTCATACCTGTACAGGAGGGAATAGAATTTTGTTCGTGTTTGCAGAAGTGGTCAATGCCGCATCTCATACAATCACGGGTATCACCTACGACTCTGTTGCTATGACCAAGATTGACGACAACCGATCGGGAACATCATCCAATTATGCTTCGTTGTGGTATCTACTCAGCCCGAGCGAGGGATCTAATAGTGTAGTCGTCACCTCTTCACAGTCTGTTAATCAGATATATTCAACCTCTACCTCGTATGTGGGAGCCAAACAAGCGGGACAACCCGACTCAGACAATGAGTACACCGCCACAAGTGGAACATCCAAAACCCTCTCAACTATGGTTGTGGCTGGCCAATCTTGGTTGATTATGGGGCTAATACACGACGATGCAAGCGCCGCCGCCGCAGGAGCAGGGACTAAATTAAGAGCCTTAGTTTCACGTAACGAGATATTTGATAGCAACTCAGCCAAAGACACGGGATCACAAAGCCTATCAGTAACCAGTATTTCAGGTAATCAAATGGGTATCATCGCCAGTTTCGCACCAGCACCGTCAACATTTACATCAGTTATAGTTTAGGAGCATATGGCAGATCAAACATTCACACAACGATTAGAAGATGAGCTAGGACAGATCGGAGCATATGCCGACGATCTTAGGGGTGCAGCCCAAGGCAATCACGACTTTATTGTTAAGTTTCTTAAAAGGCAGCACGATCTAGCCTTGGGAGCTAACGACCAGCAAAAGGCCAAGTTTATCGAGTCAGTCTCAAACAATGTTGAGGAGCGTGTTGGAAGAATCCC